GACGTGCTCTGAAAGTCGTAGTCAGTAAGGATCCGCCGTGCCATCAGATCAACCTCGCAAAGCCTGTGATCGGTACTGTAAACAGAATAACGGTTTGGTTCACGCTCGGATGCGTCACGTCAGCATCCACCTCCTGACTGCCAGCATCAAACACCTCAACGCTTGGCACGTAGCCCAGGTTATGGTTGATCGTCCATGTCGCAGATGCAACTGACTGCGTGTGCACATAGGCCGTAGTGCCGCCACCGCTATCAGGGCCATCGACCCATTGCGTGCCGTCATACTTCAGCACTTCGCCCGTTGTCGGGCTCACCAGGTCAACATCAGACAGATCATCAAGCCCGAACTCCCGCGGATCCTGCCCAGGTGCAGAACTCTCAGGTGCCAACCGCGTCAGCATCAGTTCGGTAAACTGGCCATCGTCAATCTTCAGCGCCTCACGCACTTGATAGTTGACGCCATCAACCGTGACACCAGCGCCATAAAGCAAACCACCGAATACAGACGTCCGCACGGTCAGTCTGTAGTCAGTGGTGATAACCATGCCATCTGCAATCACCTGCCCTGGCATGTCAAGGATGCCGCGTCCTGTCGTTGCGCCGCTGCTCACCGCAACGCCGAAATCATCCAGAAACAGATCCAGGTTCTCATCAATCACGGCAGCTCCAGCAGATGAAAGGCGCCAACCCGTAAGCTGGCGCCACCCTCATCAGAGGTACTTAGCCGATGCAAGCGCCGTCACCGAAGCGGCGCCGGTGCCGGTGCCACCTGTCACGGTGAACAGCACTCGCACATAGCGACGCAGGATGTCGCTGTTCAGCGTCACGCTGGCAAATCCAGCAGTATTGGCAGCAGCAGCAGTGAAGCCGCCACCGGTCACATCCTCGAAATCGCCCGACGTAGTGGTGTTGCTGTGTTGCACCTTGGCAGTCAGCGTCACACCGCTACCAGCGGCAGCGTGAGCCAGGGTGAACACCACATCGCCCTCATACGACAGCAGATCGGTGGTCGCCACGTTGCCGGCGCCAGTGCTGGCAACAACAGCAGGAGTGTGGAGCTGAAGACCTGTGGTCTTCCCGCCCAAGTTCTGAATGGTCATGACTGGTCCTCAGTGGAAGGTTGAACAACTGACTTGCCGCGACCCTTGACGGGTGCAGGAGCCGCAACAGGAATAGGAGCTGGCGCCTCAGCTGGCGTCGCCAGCTTCATGCTCACCAGCAGCTTTGCATCAGTGCTGCTGACCTCGATGGGAGCCTCACCAGGCTGGTGAGGCTCGCCCGCGATCATGCACGCTGTATGCAGGATCACGTAGGCCATCAGGAGCCCTTCGAGAACGACGCAGCGCGACGGCACACCCAGTCGATGTCCTGCATCACTGTGTAGATCACCTGACCCTTAGCAGACTGGGTGTAGGGATCAACGACAATATCCAATCCACTCCATGTCGCCAGGATGAGATCAGAAAATACGCCGTAAAAAACGTCGTTGGTTTGCACCTGGTTCGACATGATCACCGGGTAGCGGCCGATGTTGCCGGCGTCGTTGATGATGTAGTCAGAACCGGCGGCAGATGCGCGCAGGGTCTGCTCACAGCCCGACATCGTAATGCCGTTCATCACATAGCGGCTGTTCGCCACGTTGACGTTGGCGGCATACGCAGAACCGCGCAGGTTCACGTAATCGGCCCAGTCGCCAGTATCGTGAGTGCCGCCGCCGAGGCTGGCGGGATAGGTCAGCGATGCGCCGCCGCCCAGGGTGACGGAGCCAATGCCGGTGACATTGCTGAGGCCGAGCGGCTGGCCGTTGCTGCCAGAGCCGTACAGACCAGCAGCATCAACGCCGAGGCCCAGAGTCTCGGCCATGTCGGACCGGATCAGGGTGTCGATGTCGGGTGTGGTCTGAATCAGTGCGCGGCGGCTCACCGGCACACGCACGCCGATGGTCTTCGGAGTGCTGGAGATCAGGCCGAAGGTGGCCTCAGATGCGGTCAGATCCACATCCTCGCCGACCCAGTAGTGCTGGCTCGCGGCCGTCTTCCGCGGGATGTCAACATTGCCGGTCAGACCGGTAATCATCGTGATGCCAGATTGCATCAGCGCAGATTGATTGCGCAGCAGGTCGATAAAGCTGCCGGCCAGCAGTTCGGTGCCAACGAGAGCGCCGCCCTGGCTGAAGTTGCCAACAGTCTGACCACGCTTGGCGACCATCCAATCGAACGGCACCAGGGCGCCGTTAGCGCTGCGGCCCTCGTGCTGCTCAGTGGCGCGGCTCACCTCCAGCTCAAAGCCGGCGGCATCACGAGCCGCGGCATTGGTCGGATCGGCCAGGTAGCGCATCAGCTTGGTGATGCTGTAGCGGCTCAGATCGCGCTGGTCAAGGCCCACCAGAGCGTCAGACTCAACGTGCAGGCCGCCGGACTGCAGCTCACGCGAGCGCTTGCCCAGCTTGTCCAGCACAGCGGCGCGGGCCTCATCAATCGAACGGCCACCGCTGATCAGATCAGAGGCAAGATCGGTCATGCCGTGCTTCTCGCACAGGTTGTTGATGCCGGTGATGCGGTCGCGCTCAGCCGTTGCGGCCTCGGACCGAATCACCTCAGGATCGGGGTGGTTCATGGTTTGCTCCATCGTCTCAGGCTGAGCCGATTGTTCCTTGATCATAATAGGTTCCATGGGTGTTGATACCTCAAGAGAACGTCCCAAGCCGACGCTGTCGTCAGCTGGGATACTCACCAGACTGACCTCCAGAGGGGTCCATTTGGTGACCAGCACTTCTCCATTGCCGCGATCAACTGCCTCGTTGATCTCATAGGCGAAGCTCACTTTGCTGAGAATCCCATCCTCAACGTCCTGCCGCTTCTCAACCGCTGCAGCATTACGCGCCCAGCGGATGCCAGTCTTGCCGCGACGGTCGCTGTCGATTGATGCCTTCTCAACGACGCCTAGCACAACGTCGCGGTCATGATTCCACAGGAAGGGAGCACCAGAGTTCAGCCGACTCAGATCAGCGGCGCCCTGTTCGTGGCTGAGCACTTCGCGGCCAAACCAACGATCGACAGGCTGTTCACTGCTGAAGCTGAACTCCATCCGATCAGCGTCAGCTGGCAGCGCTGAAAGGTTGGCGGTTAGTTCGCGCTTCTGAATCACACCATCACGGAACCTTTCACGCAGGTCTAGACCGCGCAACGTGCGCCCTTCGATCTCACCGTCAGATGGTGACTGATCTTGTGCGGCCAGTTTCGACTCTGGGATGATCCAAAACTTGCAGACACCTTCAGGCGCAATCTCGCCCTCTACGATCTCGCACGCTGCAGGCCCGGCATAGAACGCGCAGTTCGCGCACTTCATGCCCTGCGATGCAAACGGGCTTTCAGGCATGTAATGCGCACCGTGCGCGCCAGTGCCTTGATTGAACGCGCCAAGCTCATCCGCGATCTCCTCCAGCGCTTCGTAGATCGCAGCCTGCCCGGCTGACATCTCAGCGGTCAGCTCACGCTTAGCCTTCTGGCCTGTTGCCTCCTCAAACTCAATGGCGGTGTGATCGTGATCGGTGAGCCACTGCCGCGCCTCTGCTGGCGTGAATCGCTCGGCATCAAACCGCACAGCCTGCAGCTCAACCACCTCCTCACCATCAGACGACTTAACGCCATAGATGAAGTCAACACCTGGCCCGCCTTCATCGTTGACGCGACGAAAACGCTCATACTGCGCCGGATCCCTCAGCCGCGCAGCGTGCTCATTTGGATAAGGCCGTTGTTCGTCAGTCATCGCGACAGTTTGCTCTGTGTCAATGCTACGGCCATCTTCTGCCTTGATTGCCCTTGCCTTGGCTGTTGACCAGCTTTGGCCGGCATCACCTCCCCACGCAGCCCACGCCACACGACCAGGTGAAGGGTAGCCATCTTCTCCAGGGCTGAACCCTTGCCCTTGCTTATCCACTTCATGCCGCGCAAACCATGCGGCCATCGTGATCACAACATCCTCTGACAGTGCATCGCCTGACAGAATCTGCGTTGCACGTCGCGCTGCTACAGCAGTGCCGCCACGGCGACCCTCTGCCTTCCAGTCGCGATAACGCTGCGCTTCCTCGCGCATCCCATCCGTTGGCATCAAATCAGGCATCAGGATCACCTCCGCTGACGATCTCGGCAGCTGTCATTGTCACACCGTACTGTGACTCTAGCTGTTTCTCCATTGCCTTGTCTCTCAAAATCTGCTCATAATCGCGCCCCAGCGATGCGCAAATCTTCAGCTTGCTATTGTATCCCTGCTGTTCTTCAATCACATTAGCCTCAGCTTCTTTCTTTGGATCAACCCATGCCCATCCCCGTGCTTGCCAGTTGACCGCATCAAAATAGCGATCAGGTCTCACCTCAAAGTCTGGAATCCGCACAGCGCCAGCCAATACAGCAAGCGGCAACCATTCCTCAAACACTCTCTGGTGCAGCTGCTCAATCAGAACTTCCTGCAGCACGCGCCAGTGGTCCTGATCCTGCAGATACTCCTGCCGCTGACTTGAATAGCTGGCCTGGCTTGCGTCACGGCTGATCGCTGCGTAGCTGATGCCAACACCAGCGGCCATGCGGCGCACCTTCTGCCGAACGAACATGTCAAGCTGCGCATCAGGCGCGTTCATCTGCGGAATGTCTACACTCTCACCGGGCCGCAGATACTTAAAAACGCCAGGCTCAAAGTCACTCACGCGCTGGCCATCTTGCACGTCATCGCCGAGCAATTCACCCTCGGGACTTGTGATAAAGCCCATCTGACTAGCAGCAGCACGGGCGCGAATCACAGCCGCTTCCTCATATCCATCCAGCTGATGCGCGTCTGTCATCACCGGCGCAAAGATCGGCACGCCTCGCGTCTGCCCAGGTCGGTCAGCAAGGTAACCATGAATCATATCTGCAGCCGGAATGATCTCATGGCGCCGCTGGCCAATACTCAGCCCAGTTGTCAGATAATCGCCCGGATGTGATGTCAACACCGCATAATTGACGGCACGCCCCCAGCGGTCAATCTCAATGCCCATCCGCCAGCGGTTGCTAGGCGACTGCAGCGCACCTTGATAATCAAGGTCCAACTGATCCGCTTCGATTGCCTCCAGCGCGATCGGAATACGATTGCCGCGGCCGAACGGTTGCCGCACAATCCGAATCAAATACTCACCAGCATCAGCCCAGCTACCGGCCGCCATTCGTTGGAATCCAACAAACGACATCTGGCCGCGCACATCACAAACATCAGCGCGACACCATCGACGCCATGAAATCTCAACCTCATTATTGACGCGTTCATCCATTCCGCCACCACGTAGCCGCGGAACACGCATCTGCAACACCATGCCATGCGGTCCGACGACATTCGTATAAATCAGTCGCTTGATCTGCGCGAAGTATGGCGTATCGCGCAGCATCTGACGGCTGCGATCACGCAACCGTGGCAGACTGCCCTGAATCTCAGCGTCGGCACTTGTGCCGGCCGTGATCCAATCAGACGTCAGACGACCACCGCGAGCGCCTGCATACTGCCTTGACTGCGCCTTGCCAAAGCCGAGCAATCCCTTAATCCGTTGCCGCAGTCCCATTAGCTGAACCTCACAAACAGGTTGTAGGGATTGCCGCGGCCGTTCGCAATGCTCTCAGCCGCTTCCTCTCTCACCACATCAGCCTTCAGCTTTGCCTCAAGCTGCAGCAGTTCGCTTAGGTCATACTTCTTCAGGCTACGCGTACCGATGCGATACTCCTGCACTGCTCCGCCGGTCATCAGAGCACGGATCGCAGCCTGACACGCTTCTAGGTCTTTCCGCGCTTGGCTCCTGCCGTCAACCGCACTAGGCGTGCCGGTGTAAAACAAGTTCGGCTCAACCTCAAAGCTGCCAGATCCGAGCGTGTATTTCTCAGTCCCCTTGCTCGCTACCGCCTGCCAGTAGCCCACGTCATCCTCGTGGAAGCCGCCGGTCGTAGCAGCGCTCAGCGTGAACTCCCACCCGTCACCATACGCCGTGCCAACCGCCGTAGCGCCATGGTTGTTGCGGTTGAACCGGATGTAATACGTCAGCGCCCACCCGCTGCCGCTGCTAATCGGATTCCCAAACGGATCAGCCGCAGCGTCATCGCGCCACTTGACCGTATCGCCGACCCTGATCACCTCCGGGATGTTCACGCTCTCACCAGGATGTTGTGAAGTTGCGCCGTGGCGCGGGTTGCCTTGATCTTAGCGCTGGTCTGAGCTGCTGACTAGAAACCGGGTCATCCGCTTTTTCGCCGTTGTCATCATGCTTAGACGCTTCATGATTGATTGCTTCTGTGGCTGAGGCCAGTTGATCCCACATTGTTGCGCGATTGTAACGTCTTTTCACTAAGTCAAGGACAGCCAAACAATACACAGCGAGGTCTAGAGGTTCATTGCGTGCTCCATTTGGCTTCTGCCATTCAAGGACTTGAAAGCCTTTAACAGATCGCGGAACCAATCGCTCGCAGGTGAGGCCTTTCAGATACTCTTCAGTTGCGTTCTGGCCAAAGTGTATAGATCCAGGGCCTGCATTATCTTTCTTAAGTCTTGCGTAGATTGTTCTCTTCAACGTATCACCGCCAACTAGGTACAGGGTAACGCCACCCTTGATGATTCGTCCACGACTATTGACGTCAACTTTCTTGCCTTTGCTTAATGCTGGCGCCGATCTGATGCTGCTGCCCTTAAGTGCCACAACTCCATCGCGAACTCTTGCACGGCAAAACTCATAAGCTTCCTGAGTAAAGTGACCGCCTGTGTCTACTCCACAGTAACGGGCAATCATTGCTCCTCCATCTTGATGTGGCCACTGAGTTCTTCTAATGACGTCAACTTGAGCCCATGGTCCAGTTGCCCCCAAATCGCTAGGATCACCTTGCACTTTTTCGTGCCAAATCAGCCATGCTTCTTCCCCGCGTCCGAAACCCCATACGCTAATCTCTAGCCAAGTATCTTGCGTGTCAACCGCCATAATCACCACAGAAACACCTGATGGCAGTTGGCCTGAGGGATATGGATTCTCAGCGGCTCGCGACATCAATCCATCGGCGCTAACCCGTGCAACAGCCTGCTCCTCCCATGCTGCAGCAGCTCTTTTATTGACCCAGCCTTTTAGCAACAACGGGTCATCTTTGGCGCGTAAGAACTCATCTCGAATCTTCTCCCAGCTCAGCCACCCATAAGGTGCGTACCATCCTGGCAGATGGAACCCTGCCGTTTCACCGTCACCTTTAGCGGTTGCAATCCATACTCCGCCAGACAGCATGCTTTCCTTGTGATGCTGATCTACTCTTTTGCCGCAGGATGGACACTGCACCCACACTTCGCTATCTGGTGATGACCACTTAAAGTGCTCGCTCCATCTAAGGACTTCTCTTGCTCCACAGCATGGCATCAAAGCAGCATATTGTCGCTGATCGCTTCTTGATTCATACTCCCAAGTAATTCGGCATGAACCTCGCGTTCCTGGCGTTGAGGTGATTAGTGTTTTGCGATCAGGAAAGTTTGTCTGTCTTGCCTCTGCGTTTTCTATCGGATCACCTTTATCGTCGATCTCTAATGGCAAACTAGATGCCTCATCAACCCATAGATTCTGCGCCGGCATGCCCTGCGCAGCGCTTCCACTATTGCCGCCAATAATGCTTAAAAGCATATCCCCCTCGAACTCTTTAAGGAACATCGCATTTGAAGCGTCTCGGCTTTTGCTGCTTAACTGCTTTGCCTTGACCGCTGGCGTATCGTTAAACAGCGGTGACAAGCGCTGTCTAATCTGCCGCTTCGCGAAACTCTCCGTAGGAAAGACAATCAAAAACGGAGCAGGGTCATGGTCAATAGTGCGGCCAAGCCAGTTCAATCCGCATTCTGTTTTAGCGCCTGATTGGCTGCCAAAAATCAAAATAACGCGGCGAATACGCTTCTCACGAGGACTTAGCAAGTCCATCGGCTCTTTTAAGAATGGCACCCTATCAGTGCGCCATATTCCAGGCTCAGAACTACTGCGTCGGGTCAAGACTCTATTCTTGTCGGCCCATTCGCTAACCGTTAAATCCAGCGGCGGCTGTATTGCGTCAATAAACGCATTGCGGTAGATACTGCAGCCGTCAACCATCAGAAAGACCTCTGAGTGCTTGCTCTATTTCGGATTGTAGCAATGTCCTGATGTCCTCTTGATCTTGCATCACGCTAAGCCTAGCCGCGTTGCGCGCTGGAATTATCAACAGCAAGTCTCGCACCTGTCTTGCTAAACGTGCTGCCTCTGTCCGCACATCTTTTGTGAGCACCAGTTCGCCTTTTTCTTTCATCACGGCCAATCGCTCACGCTCCGCTTGATATACAGCGCGTGCGCGTTTTGCTTCCGCCATTGATGGGCCACCTCCCGCAGGGTGTGGCTCACGCGTATTCACAGGCGGTGGCAACCTAGATGGCAGCTGGTCAGGTGTTCCACGCACCATAGATGGGTCAGTGTTTCCCGCCCATTGCGCGTCCGCTAGTGGTGCGTCAATCAGCCAGCGGCCGTCAATCTTTCGAACTGCTGGTTCTGTTAGGCGACCAGCCTCGATCGCCTTCAGCACCGCAACGTGACTGGTACCACGCAGGCCTTGCGCTTTCCTATGAGCGGCGTAGGCCTGTAGGTTCATTCGTAATCGATCCCGAACCACTGCCGGCCGATCTCCAGCGCCACCCGTTGAGTCATGAACGGCGGCACGCTCATGCCGCAGACGTATTGAACGCTGCACTTTCCAAAGTGAAAATCATCGGGGAAGCTTTGAATAAGGATGCGCTCCTCATTGCTGAATGAGATGGGATCAATGAATGTCCCA